CTAGAATAAATGATTTTCAAGCAGCAACCGAGAAGTACAAAAAGTACCCTATTTTCTTTTGTTCTATTCCTCAGAATATGATGAAGATTAAAGAGGTCACAACAAGGATTAGTGCTAGGTATCCTCAGCATACGATCATTAATTTGTTTGACCACTCACGTCTTATATTAGGTTCTGAAGATACAGAATTACAAAAGCTTAATCAGATTTCTAAAACTTGCATGTGGATGCAGGCTAGAATGACTACGGTTACAATTCTACTTTCTCAGTTAAATAGGAATATCGAGCAAGAGTATCGTGCTAAACAGCAGTACCAACCAATGTTAACAGACTTGTTTGGTGGTGACTCTATTGGCCAAGATGCTCACGTGGTTATGATGCTTCAAAGACCGTTTGATTTGTATGGGATTACAGATGCATATTGTGGGGAAAAACCAGAAGGGCTACTTGCTTGCCACATGGAAAAGAATCGTGATGGCGTTTTAGGAATGATTCCCTACGAGTCTGATTTGTCAACCTTTACAATTATCGAACGGAACAAGAAGTGATCATTAGTAATTCATTTATTCATTAACATTTTAAAATCATCTATTTACATTAACAAAGCATGGAATTACCATTAGCAAAAGTGCCAGCAGCACGTAAATCACCTAAGCATCTTGTAATATATGGCCCTCCTAAAATCGGGAAGACTACTTCTATAGCAAAGCTAGAGAATTGTTTAATTATCGATTTAGAGAATGGAAGTGATATGGTTGAAGCTTTGAAAGTGAAGGTTAATAATCTCTCTGAACTTTCTGAGTTAGGAAAAACTATCATGGCACATAAAAAGCCATATAAGTACATAGCTATTGACACTCTGACACAGTTGGAATCATGGTGTGAAGCAGAGGCAAAAGTATTGTACAAGCAAACTCCTATGGGTAAGAACTTTGATGCAGAAGGAAAAGGAGTTTCAGTATTGTCGTTACCTCAAGGGGCAGGCTATCTTTATTTAAGAATGGCAATGGAGAAATGGCTAAGCCGTTTATCTCTACTTGCTGATCACATTATCTACATTGGTCACCTTCGTGATAAAATGATAGATAAGAAAGGTAAAGAAGTATCTGCTAAAGACCTTGACCTCACAGGTAAGATTCGTAATATTACTTGTGCAGGAGCCGATGCTATTGGCTACGTGTATCGTGAAGATGGGAAAACAATGATATCTTTTGATTCAAATGGAGATATCAATGCAGGTTCTCGTTGTGAACATCTGGCAGGTCAAGAGATGGAGCTTGACTGGAATAAAATCTTCATCGATTAAGTTTTCATCTAACATAAAATTTTAAAAATTCAATCAAATTATGGCAATCGATGCTACTGTTGCAGCCAGTTCAACTGCACCCGAAGGTTCTAAAGAACCTAAAACTGCTAAACCACAAATTAAGCTTTCAGTTTCTGGAATTATCACAGACCTTGAAAACGGATTAGATCGTACAGCAATTGCAACTAAGTATGATTTATCTACTGCAGAAGTAAATGAAGTTTTCAAACACCCAAAGCTTAAGGGTCTTCGTCCAAAACGTAAAATCACACGTATCATGCTTATCGATGATACAGATTCTAATGGTGAACCATCTTCAGCTTTATTGCAACAGGATGATGTACCTGGAGATAGTGATTTGTCATTGATGGCTAATTTAACAGATGCTCAGATTGACCAGATCAATCCAGATGCACTTGCTGAATTTACGAACTGAAAAGGACAAGACATTGTCTACAAAATGGTATATCAATTCTAAATAAAAAATCAATTAAATGGCAGTTTCATCAAACAATTCAGATGTTGAAGTAGCAGGTTCGGTACAATTATTTACCGGCATATTCAACTTCAAAGTAATAGCAATTAACCCTACATTAGAAGAGCTTCAAGGTATCGGTATTCCTGCAAAGAAAGCACCAGAGTACTCTGTTACGATTCAAGAAGAAGTTTACAATAAGATTGTTTTCTGGTGTCATAACCCAGAGAAAGATATCAAAGTAAAGTTCGAAGTTCTTATGCAACCGAATGTTAGAACATCTAAAGATGGAAGTAAGTTTATGTTTGCTAATAACATAGGCCAAATCACATGGAGTTCAGACGTCCCTGCATATGACTGGTGGAAGAATCCTGAGCAGACTCGTAAAGCTTACATTGGAGAGGATACTCTTATCAACTTCACTAAAGCTTGGGCTAACGTAGCAAATGGAGGAGAAGTATCATTTGATACTATCGACAAGATTGTTCATGGAGATGTTAAGGAGCTTCGTGAATATGTTAAGATCCTGGCAGATAACCAACTTAGACTTCTCATCGGGGTTAAAGATGGTAAGTATCAAGTGGTTTACAATAAGCATTTTGGTCGATTAAAGCCTATGAGAGATGACTTGTTTATCAAGTCTCTTAATGAGGACTACGGCTCATTTAATGCTGAGTATAATCCAGATCTTAAGCCAGTTGCTTATTCTCCATCTCTTATTACAGCAGATGTTGATGCTGAAGCAGCGTCAACTACTGCAGGTGAGGAGAAAGATCTCTGGGAAGCATAACAAGTGTTTCAAATAGTAAACTACTAAAGGGGGATTTATTCCCCCTTTATAGTTTGCTTATTATATTAGCTGAATGATTCAAGTAAGAAACAGCGAATCCTACCTTGATAAGGCTAGTATATTAAGTCATATTTCTGAATATGATATCTTTAAATTCTATTGCCCTTCATTTAAAGAATGTGGGCTAAAGTTTTGCAGTGAACTTCGTAAAGATCATAGTCCTACATGCTCTGTTATTCCTTGGAATGGCCGACTATTGTATAAAGATTTTGGTACCGGAGATTCATTTGACTGTTTTAATTATGTAATGACAAAGTATGGTCTTACATTTTCAGAGTGTTTGAAAGTTATAGATACAGATTTTGGATTAGGTTTAGGTTCTGGGCAGTCTCAAAGATCACAAGTAGCTTTGACTTATGGGAAGTACGAAGTACCAACTAAGAAAGCTACGGTAATCAAAAAGAAATCTAGACGTATAAACAAGTTAGATAGAGACTTTTGGGGCCAATACCACATTCCTGTTGAGATTCTGTCGGAGTATGGAATAGAGCCTATTGAGTATTTTTGGATTAATGAGTTTCGTTATAAAGCAGAACCTGTTGCTTACTCATATAGATTTGGGGATAGATTCAAAATTTATCAGCCGTATTCTAGTAAGGAAACAAAGTGGTTTTCTAATACAAACAAAGATGATATCCAAGGGTATAGGCAGATTCCTATCTATGGAAAGATTGTGTTTTTAACTTCATCGTTAAAAGATGTGTTGTCTTTATGGGCACTTGGGCATCCAGCTGTAGCTCTGCAAGGAGAGATGCAGATGCCTTCTAGTGAGCTTATCTCAGATTTACAATCAAGATTTAAAATTGTTGCTGTATTGTATGACAATGATTTTCAATCAGATGACAATCCTGGGCAAAGAATGGCTAATAAAGTTTGCTTAGAGTATAACTTAATTAACGTAATTTTACCAGCTCACTACAAATCCAAAGACATATCTGACTTTGTTAGAGATCATGGTTTGGAGAATGCTAGTAGAATTATAAATATACAATTACCATGAGTCCATACTATTCTGATCCAGAAATCAAAAATAAAATCGATGACATATTACAAAAATGTGCATCTTTGTTTAGCAATCTAGGAACCAACACTCCTCTAGATGTTAAAGACATTAAAACAGCAAAGCAAACAGAACAAGAATGGCTAGAAAAAATCAAAGAGTTAGATCCAGACTTTCATCAAAAAGTGGTACTAAAGTAAGCAAAGGTAAAATTAAGAATGCTAGAGGTAAAGAGATAGACGGGATTAAGTTCAAGTCTATGCTTGAGGTATTTACCTATAAGAAAATGAAAGAAGCATTTTTAAGCTTTGAGTACGAACAGACTACATTTAAGTTAATGGAGGGTTTTACCTATCCTGAAACTTGTTATGAAAGTAAGAAGACTCCTGAATTTGAAGCCAAAAAAGATCCCAAAATAAGAGATATTACTTATACTCCTGACTTTATAGGAAGGGATGAGAGTGGGAAGATTCTATGGGTCATTGAGTGCAAAGGTTTTGCCAATGATCGATTCCCTAATACATGGAAAACTTTTAAGAAGCATTTAGTAGAGACTGGGCAAGTGTGTCCACTATTTCTACCTAAGAATCAAAAACAAGTTTTAGAATGTATTGAAGTAATCAAGTCAATCTAAGTTTAAAGTTTAATTTATTACGTATGAGTATTAAAACTATCGACACAGGAAGTGTCGGGACGGATACCGGTATCTCGAAAAAGATAAACAAAGGTGCCGAGAAGTTAGTATTTGATATTCTGCAGTCTACACAGTACTCTACTCCTATACCTTCAACGGTTAGAGAGCTAGTCACTAATGCATGTGACTCACAAAGAGAGAAAGAAATAGCTGTAGAAATATTGACTGATGTAAAGAAAATTGAAGATTACTATATTGAAAGACATGGAGAGCAATATGAGGACTCAAATTTTAATAGAGAGTATTACGATTTAGATTCATTTTCCTCCAATGACAGAGTATTAATTACTTATAAAAAGAATGATGGTGTAGGATTTTGTGATTTATTTTCTATCACTGACTACGGTGTAGGTATAGGTGGTAAGAGATTAGAAGGTGTATTAGAATTAGGTTATTCTACTAAGAGAAACACCTCTCAAAATTT